CGCAACGAGAGCAGACGAGGAGATACAGATGCTCGAAAATAAAACCGACGACGTCGTCTCAGCCGACGCATTGACGGAGGCGCTCGACGCTCTCTCGAAGGCGATGCGTAAGGGTGGCGACGAGATGGAGCGCGACGAGATGGAGCGCGACGACGATCGCCAGATCAACCTCTTCGACGACGACGAGATCCTCGAGGACGAGGGCGACATGCCCGCGGACGACGAGATCATCATCGAGGAGGAGGACGAGATGGACAAGGGGCGCATGTACGCCGACGCGATCAAGGCGCTCGCCGAGAACAGCGACCGCGTGATTCAGGACATGGAGAAGCGCCTCGACGCTGTCATGAAGGCGATCGACGCTATGATGACCGAGATGAAGGCGATGCAGGGCGACCGCGCTGAGATGTCGAAGAGCTTGAACACGCTCCTCGCTCAGCCCAACGCACCCCGCGCCGTCGTCTCCGCACCCGTCGCACCCGTCGCACAGACACCCGCAGGCCCGACTCGCGGGGACGTGATCCGTAAGGGTCTTACGATGCTCCGCGACGACGCGGACAAGCTCACCAACACGCAGCGCGGACAGATCCGCAACGCGATCGCACAACTCGAGGCGGGCGTTCCTGTGTCCGCTGTATCTCACATCATCGACGCAGAGTAAGAGGTCGTCATGTATTCATTCCCCGAAGCTAATCAGCTCGTAAATATCGCGGACCTCGCTGCGTTAAACAGCGCGCTCCGTAAATCTGCCGACGCGGGATATCAGAACCCCGCGAGCACTAGTGGCGGTGACGCGGGTTCTCTGAGCCCCCTCGTCCCACAGAGCATCGAGAACACTCTCAGCTCTGCAACGTACACGATGAAGGAGCTCGCGCTCTGGCCTGCGATCCCGAAGGTCAGCGCGACGAACACCGTCCACGAGTACAGCGTGATCAATGATCACGGTCTCGATCTCGAGCCGTTCATCGCAGAGGGCAGCGCCGGCACGACTAACCGCTCTGAGTACGAGCGTAAGTCTGTACGCGTTAAGTACCTCGCAGAGCGTCGCGAGGTGACTGACGTCGGCTCGCTCGTCGGTCTCATCGGTAACAACGCGAACGCGATCGCACAGGAGACCGAGCGCGGGACTTTGCGCCTCATGCAGAAGCTCGAGCGCTCACTCTGGCACGCGAAGGAGAGCGTAAACCCGCTCGCGTTCGACGGCATCATCGAGCAGATTGAGTCGCACAACAGCGGCGCGAACACGTTCGATCTCCGCGGTAAGTCTCCGACGCCTCGCCTCCTCCAAGAGGTACTCTCCGAGGTGCAGAGCGCTCCACGCTTCGGTCGCCCCGACTGCATCTACGTCGAGCCACGCATCCACGCGGAGCTCATCAAGTTCGCGGTTCAGTTCGGTCGCCACGATCAATTCGCGTCTCTCCGCGCTGCGGACGGTTTGACTTATGGCGTTCAGGAGCTCAACATCATGAGCCCCTACGGACCCGTCCCCGTCAAGAGTGCGCCGTTCCTCTTCAACGCATACGCGGCTCCCGCGTCTGCGAGCTCTAGCGCTGCGCCCGCCGGTCCTACGATCTCAAGCGTAGCAGCTGCGGGAACCGCGGGGAGCTTCACCGCAGACGACGCCGGATTCTACGGTTATAAGGTCGTCGCGGTGAGTAACGACGGCTTCAGCGCGGGCGTGAGCTCTGCGACTGTTGAGGTCGCGGCATCTGAGAGCGTGACCGTGACCATCGCAGACGCGAGCGACGCGGTGTTCTACAAGATCTACCGAAGCGACAAGGCTGCGACCTCTGGCGCGGTTGACTTCGCGACCTGTCGCTTGATCGGTGAGATCGCGAACGCGAGCGGAGCGCCGACTGCGTTCGTCGATCACAACCTCGTGATCCCGAACACTAGCAAAGTTGTGTTCGTACAGCATGACCCAACGGTCCTCGAGTTCGTGCGTCTCCTCGACTTCTTCCGTCGTCCTCTCGCAGAGGTCGCTACGTCGAAGCCGTTCCTCTTGATGCTCTTCGGGTCACCTATCGTCAAGGTGCCTAGCAAGTGTTTCGTGCTCAAGAACGCAGGCGTCACCGCGACGTCCTCGATGCTCGACACCATCGCGTAAGATTGATGCGTTGGTATCATGACACACTGCGCGCGTGTACGCTCGACGTCGGCTCCGGACGTGGCTCGGTGAAGATCGACCGCGAGGGATACGTCGTCGAGATGAACGACTACGCGCGTCACGCGCTCGAGCTGTGGGCTCCATCGATCGGATTTACGAAGGTCGACGACGCACCCACGGAGAGCGCACCCGCGAAGAAGCGAAAGCGCGCCACTAAGCGCCAGAGCTCCGCGGACTGAGAGCGAGAGAGGTCGATCACATGGGTATCTATTCGCAGATCACTCCCGAGTTTCTAAAGAGTACGACGCTCCTCGGGATCGACCTCACGCTCGACGACGGTTCGGATTATCCGGACCTCGTCTACACCCAATCTATACAAGCGGCTATACGACACGTCGAGAGCGATCTCGGAATTAATGTCGAGCCGTTCAAGGTCACGCGAGAGCGCCACGACGCCGAGCGTCAAGGTCAATTCTCGTACTGGCCCTTCCGACTCGACGCGCGCCCCGTGATCTCGTTCCAAGCTGCGCGGATCAGGTTCGGCTCGTTTCAGCCGGTGGACGTGCCTACGTCGTGGATCACGGCGACCTCGACGACACACGGGCAGATTCACCTCATCCCGAGCGAGGAGTCACTCGGCTCGTACTTTTTCCGCGCGGGCGTTCCCTTGATGGGCGGCTTCGGGATCTACGAGTCACGCGACTACATCCCCGCGTATTTCGAGTTCGACTACACTGCGGGCTTTGACGAGCGCACAGGGACGGCGACGATCCCCGCGGGGGAGACGAGCGTCGATGTCACGCTCGACTCGCGCGTGCTCCTCTCGTACCAGGTCACGACGGATCAATCGACGGTACGCGTAAGCGGTCGAGGGAATGAGGGCTTCACGCTCAGCGTAACGAGCGCGCCCGCAGAGGACCTCGTGATCGCGTGGACGCTCGACACGCTCCCCGCGGACCTCAAACAAGCCGTCGCGATCAAGGCTGCGACGCTCCTACTCTTACACGTCGCCGGTGACTTGATCCTCGGCGCGGGTATCGCGTCGCAGTCTGTCAGCGTTGACTCGTTGAGCACGTCGATCGACACGACGTCCTCCGCGATGTACTCGGGGTATTCGGCGCGCGCTGAGAGCCTCGACAAGCAATACAAGCTACTTATGAACGGTCTACGCTCTCAGTATCGCGTCACTCAGTTCGGTGTGATCTGATGACGACGTTTCCTAGCAGAGAGCCGACGAAGGTTAGACCGCGCGTCGACTTCGATCCTGAGCGATTCAGAAAACACATCTTCGCGAAAGGGGTCGATCTGACGTGGGCGCAGTGCGCGGAGTGTCCTTGCGCTCGAAGCGCGAGCGACTTCACGCTCGATCTGAGCTACTCGAGCGCGTCTACTGAGACGGGCGAGGCTCGACCCGATTGTCCGCTGTGTGACGGGCGCGGGTACTTCTGGCACAGCGAGCAGACGATCCGCGCGATCGTGACATCCGGATCGAGCAAGACAGACACATTCGCGGTGTATGGCGAGTACGCTCGAGGGATGGTGTCGATCACGACGCTCCCCGAGCACCTCCCCGCGTTCGGTGATCGCTTCGAGATCGTCGACTCCGTGATCGTGTTTCGAGAGACACAGACACGAACGGCGAACGCGATCGAGGCGGTACGCTATCCGATCCAGTCACGGACGTTGGATCTCGCGACGGGCGAGACCGTCGTGCGCGTGTTGCGCTTGCAGTTTGCCGACGCGAACGGCTTGAGCGCCGAGGCTAACGCATTAACAGAGGGCGTCGACTTTACCGTTACTGACGACGGCGAGCTCGACTTCTCACTCGGCGACGCGAGCGGTACAGCGCCCGCGGAGGGTCTGCGATACAGTGTCTCGTATTATGCGCGTCCTCGTTATTATGTGGCTTCTCACCCTCACACTCATCGCGACTCTACACGGCGACGTAAGAGCCCCACCGAGGCGCCGATCACGCTCCCGATCCAGGTCGAGTGCTCGCTCGAGTTCATGGGGTGATGAGATGCCTCAGATCGAAGCGAACACGGACGCGCTACTCGCTGCGTTAGGTTTCTCACCCGCTGAGTCGCGACGTCGATCGCAGACGCTCGCGGACCTCGTGCTCGCCGAGTGGAGCGCGGGAGCGCGTAACAAGCTGAACTCGACGCGCGCTGCGTACCTGCGCTCGCTTCAGGTGCGCGACGTCTCACCGTCTGGCTTCATCTGCGGATTACCCGCGTCACCCTCCACCGCGATCATCGCGCACATGGTCGAGCAGGGGATGGGGAGCGGGGGGATCGGCACGACGGGGCCGTATGATGTCCGTAAATACCTACTCCAAGCGTCGACGCGTAACATACGCCGACGCAAGGACGGCGGGCTCTATTTACATGTCCCCTTCGGACACAAAGCGAAGGACCTTAAAGCGAACTACGGCTCGCTGATCGCGAACGCAGCGCGCAGGCTTCAGGCGACGACGACCGACGCCAACCGTCGGACGCGCTACGGTGGGCGACTCCCCGAGGGGCAAGTGCTCAAGTTGAAACCGCACCACGTGACCGACCCGCTCGCGGGTCTTGTGCGACTCGCGTCCACGTACTCTCGAGGAGCGGGAGGTCGAGCGCGCACGCAGACGAGCGGGTATCGGACGTGGCGCACAGCGAGCTACGCGAACACTCACCCCGACGCGTGGATGAGCTCAGGGATCACCCCGCGCCGAATCATGGACGACGTGTCGAGGGAGCTCCCGACGCTCATCTCTCAGGTGTACTAATGTTATTCGACCTCAACGCACAGAGCGCGCTCGCTGCGGGCTTCGGTTACTACAAGACGCGCGAGGCTGAGTTTCGCGCGCTGTTCGTGGGAGTGAGTGACGACGTGCTCGGCGCGTGGTTCGCTGAGCTCTCGCAACATTACCCACTGTTCAGGACACGCAACACGCGAGGGACTGACGAGGCTCCGATGTTAGTCGTCAGTCCGCAAGATGAGCGCGTGACGCAGACGGTCCTCGGTGACTTCGACACGAGAGACGACCAGGGGCGAGGCGTCGACTCGTATCTGATCCGCGAGACGGTCGAGGTGCTCATTATGGCGCGCTCGGCTGACATGGCGCGCGTGTACCATGTCCTCACGAGAGCGTCGATCGCGATCGCTCGACGCGCGCTTCATCGCGCCGGATATCATCTCGTCGAGTATGGGGGAGCCTCGGGGCTCGCTCCCGAGGAGGACCTCGCAGCGGAGGAGCTCGGGCTCTATATACGGCGCGTTACGGTCACAGCGGACCGACGCGTCTCGATCACGATCCCCGCGTCGGCTGAGTTCGACGTGGATGTTTACTCTGGTGACGAGATCCTCGTACTCTCGAGCGACCAAACCGACGCATCGGGAACGGCGGGGGGCGTCGATGTGTGATATACTGACCGCGAATCTATAGGAGGATTAAATGCCGTCATCACTCAATTTAAACGGGCTCCGCGTATTCCGTCCCGCGGTATACGCGACCGTCGACGCCTCTGCGCTCGGTGGTCAAGAGCCGAGTACGGGAAACGTCTGCATCGTCGGCGCGTTCCCCTCTTTCAAACAATCCGAGGCGCTCACGTTCACGAGCGCGTCGAACCTCGTCGCGTATGATCCAACGGATCCAGAGCTCGCACAGCTCGCGCGACTCGCGTTCTCTCCATCACTCGACGACCGCATCCCCGCGGGCGTGAACTCGCTCTCGTTCTTGAACGTACAGAGCACCACGCAAGCGAGCGCGATCTTACTCGACACCGACGGGGGCGACGCGCTGAGCGTCAAGTCATCGGTGTACGGCGAGCGCGGGAACCGTTGCACGATCGACGTCGAGAACATGAACACCGATCAAGTTAAGATCGTCATCAAGCGCGACTCGATCGAGGAGACCTTCGAGGGCATCGAGAGCGGAGACCTCGCGTCTCTGTACTACGCGGGCTCGCTCCTCTCTCTCGTGTCGCTGAGCGCGTCTCGCTCTGCGCTCTCGATCTCATGGACTCAAGAGACCGCAGCGATGAACGCTGGCGCGCTGAGCGTGAACGTCGCCGACATGAGCTCCTCTTCAACGCTGAACATCGGACTCAACGAGACCGACCACGCGAACGGTGTGAGCGTCGTGATCACGGGACTCGACGAGAACGGCGCAGCAGTGACTGAGACGCTCACGTTTAACTCAGGTGACGGCACAGCGCAAGACAGCGCGAACACGTACAGCTCGATCACCTCGATCGAAGCGAGCACCGTAGACGTCGCATACACAGGGACGCTCGACATCGCGGGGAGCATCGCGTTCACTCCTTCGGAGTTCGTGAACCTCCGCGAGTTGATCGAGGCGATCAACAGCCTCTCCGGTTTCACCGCGACGTATGACGCGGGGCGCTCGTATCCCGCGGACGAGATCGACGCGCTCACCTCATCCGATATCATCGCGATCGGGAACAAGGCGACGTTACGCGCTGATCTGTACGCGGTGATCCAAGCGCTCGCACCATCTCAGCTCGTAGACGTAGAGCGCGCGAGCGGTGGGACTAAGCGACTCGCGCAGAGCGACGGCGACGCCTCGGTGAACGTGCGACTCTCAGGAGGCGCGTCGAGCGCTGTCGTCTTGAGCGACTGGACCGACGCGCTCCAGACCATCGAGTCGAGTGACATTCAGATCGTCGTCGCGTGGACTAACGCGATCAACGAGATGAAGGAGATCAAGGAGCATCTCCCCCTCGCAGCTCGCGCGGGTCGTGAGCGCAACGCGTGGATGGGAGCACCCGCGAACACGTCACTCGCGACGCTCAAGAGCGATTACACGCAGG